GCTAGGCAATACTGTGAGAGTACTTTCGCGGTATAACATGTTATACCAGATCGGGTTGATATTGGGCTGTATTGGGCTGGTATTGTTATGCAAGTGACTCTGTGAGGCGCTGTGATGCGCTGTATTGGACGCGGGCTGTACTGCATACCGTGCTATAGGTTTTTGCACTGTGGCTTGTGCGGGCTTGTGTGAAGCCAGAACATTTGATTGTGTCAAACAAGTATCTGCTATCCTAGGTCTGAATCTCAGACTTAACTGTATGGATGTACAGTAGTTCCACAGCTGTATGTATATACAGTATGTCTGAATGCCAGACTTGGGGCTTGGGGCTTTGTAGGGTACACCCAACACATGCGCATTCTCTAATGTAACGCTTGGCATGTATGCAGTGAACACATAGGTGACCTAGTGATCTAGTGATATAGTGGACTATAACACCATCAGACCCCCGGGGGGCCGGGATTCAGCTGCGTCGTGTGGGGGGTGGCACTCAGAAATGCAAAAGAGTGGATTCAAAACAGGCTAAAAAGGGGTAATTCCAGCACGTTAGGACGCGGGACAGATTAAGTCTGAGTTCTCAGATATAACCTAGCCTCTAACAAAAAACTCTAATAAAAACAGAGAGTTACAGCTGATAGCAACTTTGGTATGTATAGGGTTACGTAGTGGCCCAACCACGGAGTATCCTAGGGGTTTTTAAGGTCACTTCGCGAATGTCTATTAGTATGGAGTTCACCACAAAGATTACAAAGATTTAATGACCGTTTGTCGGAAAGTACTTGACAGGTTTTTAGCACTAGTGGTATAATAGTATATAAGAACGAGCGTTAGTAAAAGCGAGTAACAACCCCTATGAAGTAATCAATATATGATTGCTGAATAGGTCAAGGTTGGTTGTTACGAAGCTTGAGCTTACGCGAGTCTGCGAACGACACGTAAGTGAGCAGTATAGGACTAATCACATGGAAGAGAAACCTACCCCTAAACCTAGAGGTAGACCTAAGAAGTCAGACATAGTAGCTAAGAAGGCTGGTACTGGTGTTCGACCTGTAGGTAGACCTAAAGGTGATGCTGCTATCATCAATGAGTACAAGGCTAGGATGCTTAACTCTCCTAAGTCTAGGAAGGTACTCGACGCTATCTTTGATGCTGCTCTGGACAACGAGCATAAGCACCAAGCAGCTGCATGGAAGTTACTCCTTGATCGTGTAGCCCCTCTCTCTGCGTTTGAGCAGGAAATCAAGAAGACTGGGGGCAAGTCAGGTATCACTATCAATATCACTGGTATTGGTGAGGGTGTTGCCATTAGTGCTGAGGATGCTATCGAAACTGATTACGAGGAAGTAGATGGATAAACTCAAGAAAGCTGGTGTAAGCGGTTACAATAAACCTAAGAGAACCCCTTCACACCCTAAGAAGTCACACGTTGTTGTAGCCAAGGAGGGTGATAAGACTAAGACCATCCGCTTTGGTGAACAAGGTGCTAGCACGGCTGGCAAACCTAAGTCTGGGGAGTCAGACAAGATGAAGAAGAAACGGGCTTCCTTTAAGGCTAGGCACGGGAAGAACATATCTAAGGGTAAGATGTCTGCTGCGTACTGGGCAGATAAAGTTAAATGGTAGGAGATACTATGAAGTTCGGTGAAGCATTCGCAGAAGCACGTAAATCAGGTAAAAAAGAGTTCGAGTGGAACGGGAAGATGTATCACACCCGTACCAAAGAAGAAGAAGCTAAAAGTAAACCAGCCCCAAAAGCTGAAGCACCCAAGCCTGCTCCTAAAGCAGCCCCGCCTGCACCTAAAGTTAACCCTCAGACCTCTAAGGTTGGTGAGCGGTACGCTGCGTCAGCTAAGGCAGGTAAGATACCGGGACGTAGAGGCTCTCCTAGTCGTAATGTTCCTGTTGCCCCTCCTAAAGCTAAGGGTGGTGGGCGTTCAGCGGCTGCTAAGAACCGTACACCTGCGGCTCCTGCACCTAAGAAGCCTGTTCGTCGGCGTACACGTAACCGTTAAGAGACTCCCTGATGCGGCAATCAGACGGCTTCAAGTACTTCAAATGGACGGAGTTCGACTGTAAGCATACAGGGCTTAACGAGATGGACCCTGAGTTTATTCACAAGCTAGACATTCTCCGCGAATCATGCGGTTTTCCTTTTGTGATAACCTCGGGGTACCGTGACCCATCCCACCCGGTAGAGGCAAAGAAGTCTACACCGGGTACTCATTCTAGTGGCATTGCTGTAGACATAGCTGTGAACAGTGGTGCTCAACGAAGGTTGCTTGTACAGAAAGCTCTTGAGCTGGGCTTTACTGGCATTGGTGTTGCTGACACGTTCGTTCATGTGGACACAAGAACTACTCGTCCTACTATGTGGACATACTGAGGTACTGATGCTATACACCAAAGACGCCACTATCACGACTACTGACCTGACTAATATACTGACAGTACCGTCTGGTTACATTGCTCATTGGTCATTACTGTTCGTATCTAACCATGGCGGGAGTACTAACACTGCTACTGTGTATTGGGACAAAGCTTCTGGTACTGACTTGTATATCATTGACGGAAGAAACATTAGCTCTAAAGACTTTATCCAGTTTTCTGACAGTATCATCGTGATGCAACCGGGAGATAGCATTAAAGCTCAGATAGGCTCTGATGGCAATTTCGGTATAGCCTGTACTGTTGATCTACTCCCAGCCCCTGCTGTGTTCAATGCGTTTAACGGTGGTGCATGAGTACTGAAGCTAAACTAGACGTTAAGCTCCTTAAGTGGCAACAAGAGGCTTGGGCTGATAATGCCAGATTCCAAGTAATCGCTGCTGGTCGTCGGTGTGGTAAGTCACGGTACGCTGCATGGCGTATGATCGTAGCAGCCCTAGATGGTACTCCGGGAGAAGTGTGGTACATAGGTATCACTCAGGGTAACGCTAGGGACGTTATGTGGAAACTCCTCCACGAGCTAGCCAGACCTATCATCAAGTCTAGCCATGTGAACAACCTACAGATTACCCTCATTAACGGTGCTAACATCTCACTGAAAGGAAGTGATAGGCCAGATACCCTTCGCGGTAGCTCCCTAAAGTTAGCAGTACTGGACGAGGCTGCCTTTATGAAGCCTTCTGTGTGGGAGGAGATCATCCGTCCTGCACTGTCTGACCAGAAGGGTAGAGGTGTATTCATTGGTACACCTGAAGGCAGGAACTGGTTCTACGATCTGTACGTGTACGCTGACCAAGCGGATGATCCTGATTGGTGTGCTTACCACTACACTAGCTATGACAATGAGCTTCTTGACCCTGAAGAGATAGACGCTGCCAAGCGTAGTATGTCAACTATGGCATTTACGCAAGAATTCATGGCATCGTTTAATGCCAGAGAGTCTGAGCTATTCAAGGAAGAGTGGCTGACCTTTGACGACGAGGAACCTGATGATGGTGATTATTACATTGCTATTGACCCCGCTGGCTTTGAACAGCTTGGTAAGAAAGGTAACAAGCGTCTTGACGATACAGCCATTGCTATTGTTAAAGTAAATGAAGACGGTTGGTGGGTTAAAGAGATCAAGTACGGTCGCTGGACCTTTGATGAGACTGTCAGAAACATCTTTCACGCTGTACAGAAGTACAAACCCATCTCTGTAGGCATTGAACGTGGTATAGCTAAGCAGGCTATGATGTCACCTCTTCTCGACATGATGAAACGGCATGGTCTGTTTTTCCGTATTGAAGATGTAACACACGGTAATGTGAACAAGACTAACAGGGTAGTTAACGCCCTTCAGGGACGGCTAGAGCATGGCCGTATCCGCCTTAATACAGGGGACTGGAACCTTAAGTTCGTAGACCAACTTATGCAATTCCCCTCCCCATTGACCCACGATGACCTTATAGATTGCCTTTCTTACATAGATCAGCTAGCACACGTAGCTTACGAAGGCAGTTTTTATGAAACAGACGAGTGGGAACCCTTAGACTCCGTAGCAGGTTGGTGATATGAGCGAAGATTTTATCCAAGATAAGATAGATATTGTAGAAGAAACCCTAGAAGAATGGGTGATGGACAAGGTCTACCAGTGGCGTGACCACTTCGAGGCCAACTATCAGGAAGATTTTAACGAATACTACCGTTTGTGGCGTGGAATCTGGGCTGCTGAAGACAAAACTCGTGACTCAGAGCGGTCTAAGATCATTAGCCCAGCCCTTCAGCAAGCTGTAGAGTCCTCTGTAGCAGAAGTAGAGGAAGCTACCTTTGGTCGTGGGAAGTTCTTTGACATAGATGATGATGTAACTGACCAAGAAAAGCAAGATGTGGCCTTCTTACGAGAGAAACTACACGAAGACTTTGCTAAACACAAGGTTCGTAAGGCTGTAGCA